TTAATTATTGATAAATGACAACCTCGCATCGGAAATATATACATCATTACTTTTAACTCTTTCCCTTCCACAAAGTTCTGGTTTTTTGCCTATTGTTATACCGGGATTTTTCGGCCCACCTAAATAATAATGAAGGGTATGTCCCCATGCTCGTAATTCACCAGGCGTCACGGACGTGTCATCTTTAATTTTTACCTGTATATAATATTCTTTATCCCATCCAAAATCACGACAGCGATAATCAAGGCACCCATATTGACTATTGCGGTCGAAGCCCTTCTCTATTTTTATCCATTCGATATCGGCCGTATATTCGCTCATCAAAGGTTTGCAAACATCACAGAAGATGGCATATGCTTTTTTTGCGGTTTCAAGTTGCGTTTGATTTAAAGAATTATCATAGATGGGATCAATTACTTTTGGCTCTTTTGTGCATGCGGAGAGAATCAATATAATAAAAAATAAAATTACAATTTTTTTCATATACTAGCCTTATTAAACAATCTCTATTTGTGATAATTGTCCACAGCTACTACAAATTAATCGTTGTTGTTTCCCTGAAATTAATTCACCACATTCTAATATATATTTATCTGGATGAGAACATCCTGGACATGAAAAATTAATACTGTCGTTATGTTTAAATTTTAATATCCAATTAAGAAAACCGCCCATTAATATCCCTCCGATTAAAATAGTACCAGCGCCAACCCAAAAACCAGCGATTATGATAGTAAAAAAACCTACGAGAATAACTAATCCAACGCCTATACAGAGAAGTATTTTTTCAAACAAAGGAGATCGTTCTTTGAGAACGGAAGATTCTGGTACTTTTATAAAGTAGTTATATGATACATCACTGCGGCATTGTGGGCAAATACTAGCGTTATCATCAACCTCTGTACGACAAGAAACACAAGTCTTCATTTAAGCCTCCTTATAAAGAGAGATTAATCACATTTCCTTGTCTTCGGTACCAGTAGGGGCGGCGTGATCCATAGTGAGTTTTATGGGAGCGGAGCCGCCACTGTGTTCCCGAAGTTCTTTTAGTTCCTTTTTCATCTTTTTAAACTCCTCTTCCATCCCATCCATTCGCGTCCGCATTTCCGAGACAGTCTTATTTGCTTTTTCCAGATCAGCTTTGCAAGTGTTATGTTCCAGTTCATTTTTAACAGCGCGCTCAAACCCAACGAGATTATGGTATAGGGCTACTGCGTACGGAGTCTCTGATTCCAGGACATATGAGCACATCTTAATGGCATTCGTGATTTTAAAATCACGAGCAGGTTCTTGCCCTTTATAATCCAAAGAATCTGCCTCTTTGATTGTAGAATTTTTTTCGCCATTCCCTTCCTTATATATAACAGATTTCGATCCTGTCAATAATTTATCAATGGGAATATTTTCTTTCCTACAAAATGCAGTAATTTTTTTAATAGGGATACTATTCCTGGTTTTATTAGTGCTTAAAGTATTTTGTTTAATTACAAGTAGTTCGGCCACCTCATAATCATATTTAAGCCCCTTTAATTCTTTAATTTTTTCAACTATTTCAGAAAAAGTCTGCATATTGTGATATTTTTCCTTGACAATACTGCATTTTGTGATTTATAAGTTCAATCATGAACGTAAAACAATTTACAAACGACGATCAAAAAAATTACCGCTACCTAAAATCATTGCTTGCCCTCAAGGGTGATGAGATCGAACTCCAAGCCATCGCACGAGACGCCAAAGCGTCACCGGCTCTCGTATCGCAGGTTTTACGCGGTAATCGCAAGGGCTTCGCCCGCAACGGGAAAAAAATAGCAAAAATTAAAAAGCTATTGGCTGAAAAACTCGGCAAGCCGGAGGAAGAATTATTTCCCCGGAAGGCCGCGTGAGTACATCTTATTAAATAATAGCGAGGAATGCAATGTCAAAAAAACGAACACGAATTGACGAAAGACAAGCAAGCTTTTTTTCCTTCCTGGAGCCGGAAGCGACTCCACAGCCAGGCAGCATGGATATAAGCCTGCGGCTGCGCCACGCCGTTTCCAACGCGATTAAAAAATCAGAAAAAGACCGGATCGACATCTGTGCCGAAATCTACAAACTCTCCGGAAAAGAAGTGCCGAAAAGCACGCTGGACGGCTGGAGCGCTGAGTCGCGTGATCTGTCAAACGACGGCCTCGATTTTAACGGGAATAAACGATGGGGCATATCCGCCGACGTGCTGGCGGCGTTTTGCTGCGTCACTGGAGACTGGGAAGCACTTTTTCTCATCGTTGAGGCCTGCAATTACAAGGCGCTCAAGGGCAAGGATGTCGTCCGCGCCCGGATCGGGCTGCTCAAAGAAGAAATCACAAAAAAAAATCAGGAACTCAAGGGGCTGGAGAAGGCCCTGGTTGAATCGGAATAAACTTCAGAGGAGGGGATTTATGGCGGCAAAGTCATGCAGGAAAATTGAAGTGCTGATCGCGGCGGACGCGATTTTGAACGTGATCGGCGGGAGTACCGAACCGGTCGGGATTTCCGAGATAGCGAAAGCGACGAATCTGACCAACGACAGCGTCTTTCGGCAGCTCGGAACGATGGATGATTTGGGCTGGGTGCGGAAGATAGGCGACGGTTATGCGCCGGGAATGAGGCTCGCAGTGATCTGGGCGCGTGTAAAGGCCAATACCGAAGGGCAGATCAATAAACTCAACAAAGATCTTGAACAACTTGGATAGGAGGAGAGGATGAAAAAGCCAGAAGATATTTACATGCGTCTTAGAAAATATTCTTATGAAAAATTACAAGAAGAAATTGCCCTTTTATTGGCGGATAATTTTGGGAAGAAAGCACGTCAAGTATATTATGTAACATTAGGCGCTAATCCCAAAGCTCTACGTCAATATTTATCGGAAGAAACTCATCATTTTTCACCTGAACAAAAAATGATTTTGCAATCAATTAATGCAGCAGAAGGCTTGTATGTACGGGCTAAAACAAAACTAATCGATGCGATCATTATCGATAAAACAAAAGAGGAGAAAAAAAATGACAAATAAATCTAATACGGATGTGCAGGCATCGAAGGAAATGTATGCCATCGCCCGCAAAGAGGCTGATTTTGAAATCGAAAAATTAAAAGCGGATATACAGGCCAGCCGTGATGAAGGATTTTCCATCGGCGCGATTAAAGCCAATAAAGCACACCGCGACTACTGTAATTTTTTAGATGCTCTTGTTCTTTATAAAATGAAGAAAAGCAAAGATTATAGAAAAGCTGGTTTAACATGGGAAAAATTTTGCGAGGAAGCCGGATATGATCGAAGAACAGCAGAGAATATTGTTGCCGATGTCACCCCTATATTTGAGTCGTTTTCGGTAAATTTACCGGTTTTAACTGGTATCACTCTTAACGATATCAGGTGGTTAGGTAAAAATAAACCGGTAAATTTTACCGGTTTTACGGAAGACGGAAAAGAGTTGATAATCGGCGAAGAAAGAATTCCTGCCACACCAGAAGACATCACAGCATACATCAAATCTATAAAAGAAGCATACGAAAAAGAAAAAAAAGATCACAAGGACGATTTAGACGCTAAAGATCGTGATCTCGGCGACAAACAAAAAATGATCAATAGCTACTCGAAAGAAATCGCCCAACTTAAACGCACCATGCCAAAATCAGAACTCACCGAGGAAGAGCAGGAGGGCGTGGACATGCTCATCCAGTTGCAAAAAGGTTTCCTCACCGCCATTTCCGACATCAAGAAAAAAATTCAGCCCAACAAAGCGCCGAACGTTGTCCTGCGCCAGTTGTACTTCCTTTACATTTTCATAAGCAAAGTCGCGATGGAAGAGCGCATGGATCTGAACGAGGCGTACAAAGACGCGGACGAAGTCCCCTGGGAGATCAGCGAAATGGAGCTACCGCCCACGGACGTGATGATCGACAACCTGCCCATGACGGCGGGCAAGGGCATGGGCAAGAAGGTCGTGGCGAAGTTGGAAGAGCGGAAGGCTAAGAAAAGTAAAAAGTGAATGGTGAATGGTGAATAGTCATTCCCGCGCAGGCGGGAATCCAGGAGGGAAACAATGAATTTTAGTCAAGCGCTGGAAGCAATAAAAAAGAATGAGCAGGTAGCAAGAAAAGGATGGAACGGCAAGAGCATGTTCATATTCTTAATCGATCCATACCTAACAGATCAATTCAGAGTAATTGAATCCCCGACTATGGTCGGAACGTTATTGCCGTACATTGCCATGAAAACTGCGGACAATAAACTTGTACCGTGGCTGGCATCACAGACGGATATCCTTGCCGAGGATTGGGTAGTTGTAAACGAATAAATACTGGATTCCGGCTCGCGGGCCGGAATGACGGAGTAGAAATATGGCAGTATCGGAAACAATATTAAACCACGTAGAATCATCGCTTCGCGGACTTGCGCCCAAAGAAGCCGCGCAGAAGACACGGGAACTCGCGGCGCATTACGGCGTCACACCGGCCAGCATCAATCGTTACGCGGCGGCGCGGGGGATTCGATTTCGGAAGGAGCGTAAAAACAAAGGTGAGTCGGGCGCATCGCGTGAGATTCTTCTCAACGCCTCTACGCTTATGCTTACATCCAGACGCAAATCCAACGAAATACCCCTGCCCGCCGTGGACGCAAAGATGATCCTTGATGATTCCGGGATCGAGACCGGCAATGTTTCCGCCAACCGTTTTATCGCGCGCCTGCGGGAAGAGAACCTCTCCGCAAAGGACATGCTCCGGCCCGCGCCGCACCAGCGGCTGCTTTCCCGGCACCCGAACCACGTCTGGCAATTCGACGTGACCAACTGCCTCCAGTATTTTCTTGATCCGAAAAAAGGCATGGGCGAACGCGATACCGAAATGACCATGTACAAAAACAAAATCGTCGCCACAGCCAAAACCATCAAAAAAGAACTGCTCCGCTACGCCGTGGTTGATCACTGCTCCGGAGCTTTTTATTTTCATTATTTCTACGCCACCGGCGAACGCGCAATTGACGGCTCGGAATTTCTTTTCCGCGCCATGCGTCCGAAGGACGAACTCATTAAAAAATTATGGAACGGCGATTCCGCGCCGAAGCTCGGCAAATTCAGGATGCACGGCGTCCCGTTGATGCTCGTGGTGGATCGTGGCTCCATCGCCACGGCAAAGGCCAACCAGGCGCTGTTTGACGCGCTGCGCATCAAACTGGAACCGCACATGCCCGGCAACCCGCGCGCGAAGGGGATGATCGAAGGCCTGATGCATTACATTAATCGATTTGAAGCGCGCCTGAAATTCCAGCGTCCGGCAGACCTTAACGAACTCAACCGCTGGGCGCTCGACTGGTGCATCTATATCAATGCCGCAGTCAAAATGCGCGACGTCGCGCCACGGTCGGTCTTATGGAGCTATATCACCGCCGAGCAACTGCGGCTGTGCCCTGAAGAAGACCTTTACCGGCTGCTGATCCGCGAGCCGTCATTCACGCGCGTGGCTGACGGATCGTGTCTCATCAGCGTGGACAATCGTTCCTATCAGGTTAAAGATTCCCAGGCCGCCTGGCAGAAAGTCCACGTCGTGCGGCATCCCTATGAATACCCGAACATCGAAGTGCATTTTAACGGCAACGTCTGGCTGTGTGAGCCGATCCCGGAAGACCAGTACGGACGCCTCACCAACGGCACAATCTACGGCGAATACAAGACGCCGAAATATACCGAGACGCAGCGGGCGAAAACCGAAATGGAGCACAAAGCCGAAGAGCTGGGCATCACCTGGAAGGGAACCGGCGACAAGCGCATGGGCGTGGCGCCGCCGGTCGGCTTTGAATCGCCCCTGCAAATTTTCGGGCACCAGGCCGATAAGGTCGGCAACATCGAATTCATGGAAAAGCGCGGCACGCCGCTGGAAATCAAGCACGCGGAAGAACCAATCAATGAGGTCATTACGTCGGACGCTGCCGAAGTTCCGCGCACAGTGGCCGCGCGGATGATTTCCTTTACCGAATTTTTAAAGAAACTGCGCGCCGAAATCGGCACCATCACACCGGCGCTCAACGCCGAACTGCGCGCTCAGTACGAGAATGGCATTGAAATAAATAAAGCAGAGGAGGTGATCAGGGCAATAGAAAGCGGGTCATGGCATCCGGCATACGCCGGAGTTCCGGTCGAAGCGACCGGATGACCCGGTGAAGAGTGAATGGTGAATAGTGAATAGAAAAAACTGGATTCCCGATCAGGTCGGGAATGACAGCAAAAGGGGGAGAAAACAACGTCATGGCGAGACCAAAAGTAAATGAGCAGACACCATACGAGATGGCATTCAAGCCGATCAATTTAAAGGGCTTGTGCGTCGATTGCGGCATCAGCCAGGCGTGGCTGGGCAAGCTCACGCAGTTAAGCCGGACATCAATTAATCTGGCGCTTAATCGCGGATACCTGCCCAAAGAGGTGCCCGATTTTCAGCGCATCATCGAAATGGAATTATCAAAAAATTCAAAGGCAGTGCGGTGGCTGGCCGAGCGCGAACTGACGATGGCAGACATCTGGAAGCCGCTGGGCAAAGACCTGCGCAAAACGCCGCCCGCAGGCCGCAGCGTCAGAACATGGGAGACAAGGAGAAAACCCGTTTTTAATACGGGCAACGAAATTATAAAACTCAAGGAGGTCGAGATGATCAGTCAGGAAGCAATGAAGCATTTTAAAATTTTCAGGAACCCTTTTATTGACGACATACAAAAGGATTCCGACATCTTCATGAGCGAGGAGCACCGCTACATCGAAGCGGCAATGCTGGACGCCGCAAGACACAGCGGATTTTTAGCCGTCATCGGCGAAGTCGGCAGCGGTAAGACCGTTATCCGCCGCAAAGTCATGGAGCAGTTAAATAAGGATGGCGACACCATCGTTATTTTCCCGCAGGTGATCGACAAAACCCGCGTCAATTTTTCTTCCATCTGCGACGCCATCATCATGGATCTGAGCGAGCAGTCGCCCAAACGGACGCTGGAGGCCAAGTCCCGGCAGGTGCACAAACTCCTGCAGGAACGCGCAAAACAAGGCTTCCGCAGCGTTTTAATACTGGAGGAGGCGCATGATCTCAGTATCGCCACGCTGAAATATTTAAAGCGGTTCCAGGAAATTGAAGACGGATACCGCAAACTACTCGGCATCATCCTGCTGGGCCAGACAGAGTTGAATAACCTGCTCGACGAATCACGCCATATCGAAATGCGCGAAGTGATCCGCCGCATCCAGACCTGCGAAATCCGCGGCCTCAACGGCAATACCAAAGATTATTTGCGGCTCAAATTCAAACGGCTCAACATCAAAATAGAAGACCTGTTTGACGACGGCGCGTTTAAGGCGCTCAGCGACCGCCTGACCACGCGCGACCGGCGCAACAAGGCCATCAGCCACGCTTACCCGCTGGTCGTCAATAACTACGCGGCCCGCGCCATGAACCTCGCCTTTGAGATGGGCGAAAAGAAAGTGACGGCGGACGTCGTCATGGCGGTCTAATAATGTCATTCCCGCGTGAACTTGGCGGGAATCCAGGAGGAAAACACAATGCAAAAAATAATAACATACATTAGCCGGGACGATTTTGAAGACAGAATTGATCGGATAGCAAAGCCGATCTGCTGGGTAATTTTGATACTGGCGGCGATCTACTTCGCGCCGCCGGTCATCAAAGCGTTTTGGGGATAATCCTTGAGAGGTGTCATGCGAGACTACACACAAGGAGATCTATTTATGGACAAAATCAATCAGCCCGTGGCTGCCATGCTGCGGGACATCGACACCAGCGAAAACAGAAACAAGGTCATGGCCGCGCTCAATCAGCATATCGGAAAGGCCAACGCCATCGGCATGCCCGCACTGTATGAGATCGTGTTTGGCATTCCCTGGGATGATCACATCAACTCGACCAGAATCCTGCGCAAGCTCATCACCGCCATGCGCGATGACGGCTATGCCATCTGCTCGACCACCTCGCGGGACGGCGGCGGATATTACCAGCCGGCGGCAGGCAGCGAGATGATTGACTACCTGCGCATCATGGAACGCCGCGCCCTGTGCATCCTCAAGCGAAATTCGCAAATGAAAAAAATCAGCCTGCCCGAATACCTCGGCCAACTCAGGCTGGAAATGGAGACAAGATGAGAAAAACAAAAGGTAGGGCGGGTTCGCCGAACACGCCGGAAAGCGGCGCGATCAGGGATCGCGCCCTACATAACCGGGCAAACGAAATACTCTCTTACATGCGCGACATAGTGGAAGGCATTGCCGATCTGGAAGCCCGCGCCAATGCGGAGATGGCGGAAGTGACAGCGCGTTACGGCGCGTGGCTCAATCCACTGCGCGACGAACTAGCCGCGCGCGGCAAGGAACTCATCGCGCTCATGAAGAAAAACAAGGGCGTCCTGTTTGCCGGCACCGACGTTATCGACCTGACCAACGGATCGCTGATCCGCGAGACAGGCGAGAAGGTCAGCATCCCGAAAACCGCGCTGGAAACCTGCGAGAAATTAAAATTTAACGACGTCATCAAAATTGTCAAGTCGCTGGACCGCCCCGCTATCGAGAAATGGCCGGACGCCAAGCTCACGCTGATCGGCGCGGAGCGCAAACCGAAGGAAGAATTCAAATACAATATAAAAACAGTGAAGCGTGAAAGGTGAATGGTAAGAAGAATGGAAAAATTAAAAATAAATTATTGTACACCGCAGGGCGAATGCGATTGCCCGGACGATAACAAAAGCGAAACAGGCTGCAAACATTTCACGCCGGGAGCGGTCCCGGACGCCTGCCGATACCGGATCATGCACGCCGATAAATGCATGTCTCCGTTCGCTCTGCGCGATGCACGGGAGGCCGCATGAAGTTAATATTCAACAGGCCGATCTGCAACACCCATGAATGCTGTAACCACAATCCAGAGTACCCAAGCCACTGCGAGATATGGACATCCGTTGACGGCTGCTGCCTCGCGCAGATCCGCCGCCCGAATCCCGCGCAAAAACTGCTGGCCTGGATCGACCGGCACTGGCTGCGGATCGCCGTCGCGTGCCTGACCGCATCGGTATTTATTTGCTGGACGCTTTTCGCGGCGGGACTCGGCGCGACAGCGGCGATAGACGACCTGCGGGCCGAACAGCAGATTGCTATGCAGCAATGCAAAAAACGGTGAATGGTTAATGGTGAATAGTGAATAGTCATTCCCGCGCAGGCGGGCGAAGTGCCCTTTAGGGTAAATCCAGGAGATAGAAATGAATTTTAATTGTCCGTATTGTGGAAAGGAATCAAATTTTATGGATATACAAACCAGCAAGGATTTGGAATTTGTCATCGCCGCGCTGCCCTCTTTCAGCACGCGCTACTCACACCTGGTTATGGGCTACGCGCAATTATTCGGCGTCACGCCCATGCACCTCAAGGCCAAGAAGCTGCGCCTCATTATTGAAGAGATGAAAAAACTATTCGATGCACAATCGTTCACCTGGCAAAAGAAACTTTATCCGATCAGCCACGCGGGAATCGCCGAGGCGCTGGACATTTGCATCAAAAAGAATTTTTCCGAACACCTGGAGAATCACAACTATCTTAAGAAGGTCATGGTCGGCATCTCCGAGCGCGAAGGCAAGAATCAATCACGCGCCGCCGAAAAGGATCTGCGACAGAGCGAAAGCAACGCAACGGCAAGAGGAATGCACCGGTCGAGTCAAAAAGACTCGACAGAACGATATCCGGATGGCGATGCGGAGGATGCCGGTATCGAGCGGATCACGCCGGAGCAGGCACAGAGCAACCTGCAGCGCGTCGGCGATATCATTAAGAGCATCGGAGGATGATCATGCAGGCAGACGCTAAACAGAAACAGCTTATTCACATAGCGAAGGCGCAGTGCGGATTATCCGATGTTGAATACCGTGACCTGATCGCGGGCCACAACAAACGCGGAAAAGATTCCAGCGCCGACCTAACCTACGCCGAGGCCGACGCCGTGATCAACTATTTCGTTAAGACTTTGGGATTCAAAATCAAATCGAGCTATATCCGCACCGCCGGGGAATACCGCCGCAAGCGGTGGGCATACGCCAACAGCCGCCGATCAGGAAACAAACCGTTGCCGGGCAATGTCGTGGCCATGCCATCAGCCATGCAGCTCGATATGATCGCCACGCTATCCGCCCAGGTCGCGTGGAAATTCGCGGACGGTTACCAGCGCTGGCTGGCCAAGTATCTCAAGATCAGCCGAATCACAACATCCGCGCAGGCCCAACGCTGCATCGAAGGCCTGAAAGGCATGATTAAAAACAGTAAACAGTGAATGGTGAATAGTGAATAGCGAAAAGACATGGATCGAATACATCAAGCCTGAACAACTCCCGGAGGATTATCAACTCATCGTTGACGCCATTGGGCTGGAGAACACCATCAAGCTGGCGCAGGCGCTGCCGAGCGTTTATGTATATTTGAAAAGCCCTGACAAACTTTTCAAACCGGCAAAGATCCAATACGTCCTCGAAAATCACAAAAAAGCAAACCAGGAGAATCCCTTCAACCCGCGACGCATGGCGCTGGAGACGGGTCTGTCCATCCGCGAGATTTACGACATTATCGAAAACCGTAAGGAACTATCCAAGCAATGCACTATGTTTAGTGAACCTGTGGATCACGACGCTTGACTTTTTTTATTGATAGATTTATAAGGCTTGTCACATAGAGAAGCCGCTCTTCACAAGAGGGCGGCTTCTTTCTTTTTTGCACCCCGCAAAAGACTCTGCAACCACAATCTATTAAATGTAATCCACGCATGACGCATCTCTTCTCTTTGCTGTTGCCTGCCGGGATATCAGCCACGCCCGGCAGGCATAGTAAGCACACGCTGACGAGAGGAAGCGTAGAGCGAACTATCCCCGAAGCGCAGCGGATGGGGACAAAGGCTCACTATGAAACGATTTATCGCCACAATAATATTTTTACTGTTTGCGCAATCAGCTCTCGCGGCTGATTTTTTGCCGGTTTGGGAAAAGACGATCCTCCCGCATGAGGGCGGCTACTCAAACAACATCCACGATCCGGGAAACTGGACGGGAGGCAAAGAAGGCGTGGGCCGTTTCCTGGGCACGAAATACGGCATTGCCGCGAGCCAGTACGGCACGTCCCTGCTTGAGCAGGGCATCATCATCAAGCACCTCACCAAAGAACAGGCGCGCGAACTTTTCCTGCGCGACTACTGGATGAAATTCCATTTCAACAAATTAAATTCCCAGGGCATCGCCGATGAACTCTGCGACGAATCCGTCAACATGGGCGGCGCGGCGGCAGAGAGGTTGCTCGGTAAAGTATTCGCCGAGATCGAATGGGCAACGCAAAAGCCGGTTCCTGTTCCGGCAAAATTTACGCCGGAGACAATCGCCTGGATTAACGAGTACACACGCTCGCGCAGCAACCGCGTGGCGTTTTTCAATTCAATCAGAATCAAGCGCGTGCAGTTTTACGTTGATCTCGTTCAACGTCGACCGAAAATGAAAATATTTTTCAACGCCTGGATAAACAGGAGCGTGGACTAGTGAGACCGCGCTGCGAGCAAGTGCAGCGCCGCTCAAAGCGCAGGACGAACTATCCCCCGAAGTCCCAACGGGACGGAGCGGGGATGAAGAAATAGGGAGAAGAAAAAATTGCAATACCTCACAATCATCAAAACGATCTGGAAATACAAATGGATATTATTGCTGGGGCTGATCGTCATCGCCGCTATTACCATCAATATGCAGAGAAAAATAATCGATGTGAAAAACGAGAAAATAAAAAATCAGACGGAGCAGATTACCGAACTAACGCGGCGCGCGCAAGTAGCGACTCAGAATAACCGCGCCATCGCGGCGATGTACGAACGATCCCAGCAAATTAACAAACAGGCCGGACGATTAAAAAATATGTCGGCCCGCCTGCAACCGAGAATCAAGGACTGTTTGAACAATGAAGAAATTACTCGCATCAATAATTGTCTTGGCGCTTTTTTCCGTGATGGCGTGTTGCCCGAATCGTGCACTGGTGCAGCCCACATGCCCCAGGCCGGAGCGCCCGGAGTGGAAAGCAGGCGGCCCTAGCATTATCGACAATTGCGTGAACTCCGTTGTCTATACGAAGGAGCTTGAAAACACGGTGTCCTGTTATGAGGAGACGTTTAATGAGCCTTGATTTTGCGAAGCGAAGCGCACGAAAAATCTTAGAGCGAATTATCCCAGGAGCGTAAGCGACGTGGGAGGGAGGGGAATAAATATGTTCGTATTTTTATTAGGAGTAGCGGTCGGAGTCGCCGCCATTCTCGGCTGGCAGAACAGGGACAAGATAATCGAAGCGATTAAAAACAAACTGGCCGGGTAACGCATTGGACATCTTTGATCGGGCGCAGGAGCATGATGAACTATTCCGATCCAACGCGCTCCAAGAACATTTTGCGAAACGCCGATCCCGCCTGCGCGGATCAGACGGCATCTGCGCCGACTGCGGAGAGCCGATTCCGAAAGGACGATTAAAAGCAAACCCGCAGGCCACACGTTGCATCACATGCCAGGCCCTGGCGGAGAGAAACGGATTTGAAGACGAATAAAGGAGACAGGAAGGAATGGAGCAACTCGGCGTATTGAGCATATTAAAAATTCTGGGCGATTTCGGAACTCTGGGGCTGGTCATCTTCCTCTGGTGGTCGGATAACAAACGCATCTACGCTATTTTAGATCAATATAAAGCCGATATGGCCGAGCAACGTGAGATGTACAAAAACAATACCAAGCTGGTGACTGCCTACGAAAAGATGTCCAGCGAGCACATGGACATGCTGCGGCTGAATATATCAGCCACGACGGAGCTGGTGACATGGTTGCGTACAAGGACCCCGTGCCATCAACTGATTAAAAGGGAGATGATGTGATGTCCATACAGAACGAAATGCGGCGCGTCCGCCTGACCAATCTCAATCACAACGCGCATAAGCTGCGCCTGGAAATAGGCGAACTGGCGCGTGTGATCAGTCTTAATCTGGATACATCCCTGACGCGGGCGGAAAACCTTCCCGTGGAAACCATCGACAGCCAGTGGGATGAGCTGAAATCAAAGTGGGCGGAGCTGACCATCGCCCTGGCGGATATCAAGCGATTAGAGGATGAATTAATGTAGGGATCGTTCCCCGAACGATCCGCTCGGCGCGATTGGGAGCGGGAATCCAGGAGGTAAAGAAATGAATTTTGGGCAAGCGATAGAAGCATTAAAAACGGGTAAACAGGTAGCACGGCGTGGGTGGAACGGCAAGGGAATGTGGTTGGCCCTTCAATCGCCAGATAAAAATAGCAAGATGTCGCTGCCATATATCTACATGAAAACGGCTGACGATAATTTAGTCCCGTGGCTTGCATCACAAACCGACATGCTTTCTGACGACTGGGAAGAGGTGAAAACTGTTGGCCGATAAGGGTGCGCGCATACAACTCGAACCGATTTGCCGCCAGGCATATATCGACGGGAAATCACTGACCGCCATCGAAGACATGTACGGTGTATCACGGCAGACGTTATCCGCGTGGAAATCGCAGACCAAAAAGCCGGGTGAAGAATTCGACGAATGGGACAAGTCGCGCGCCCGCAAGGCCAGCTTCGGCCTGCGCATGGAAGCGCTGCTGGAGCGCGAACTGACCTACGCCGAAGAGCGCCAGCCCGGCGCAATAGAAGGCGCGTCCCTGGATAACTTAAGCAAGCTCGGCGCGCTGGTGGTGAAGTTCCGGGCGCAGGAAGGCAACGGCGCGGGCTACGATAAGGCAAAAGTATTTTTGGAAAACATTCAATGGATTGTTGCCTGGTTAAAAGACAACGACCCTGAAGGATTGAAAACCCTGGCAACGGATTTCGACGCCATGACGATGCAATATAAAACGGAGTTATTGGGCAATGCTAATGACGCCCGCAGAGAGCAAGCATAGCGATGCTCGATGCGATGGCGGAATTATCACAGGAGTGAAACGACGTGGCAACGCAAATGCGTAAAAAACAGAATTTGTCAGAGGTACAATTTGACGATTATGTCGCGTCATTGCGCAAGAAGATCGCCGAAAGTGTATCTCCGTTTATTAACGACACACCCGCAAAAAAGAAAGAACGCATAGCCCGCTGCGCAGATCCGTTGGTTTTCATGCGGACATATCTGCCGCATTATTTCCCGTGCGAACCTGCGTCATGTCACGCTGAATGGTGTGAGATTGCGGACACGCCCGGATTCAATTTAATCGGCGCGCCGCGCGATCACGCCAAGACGACCGTGGTCACCTTCGGCCTGCGTGTTTACCGCATTGCCCGGAAGCTGCGCAAATACATCATGCTCGGCTCCAATATCCACGATCAGGCCAAACGGTTTAGCGTGTCCATCAAGGTGGAGTTGGAAGATAATCCGCGCCTGCGTTACGACTACGCCGACGCCATCGGCAAAACCAGAACATGGGGAGACGATCTTTTTGTGACCAAAGGCGGCACGATGGTGGAAGCCCTGGGGCGCGGCGATCAATGGCGCGGCAAGAAGTTCGGGCCTTACCGTCCCGACGATATCGGCCTTGACGATCTGGAAGACAACGCGACCGTCAGAAGCCCGGCGGTGACCCGGTCTATTGTTGAATTTATCCAGGGCGAAGTTTTGGGATGCATCGAAGGCGATTGCTCGGCAACGATGGTCGGCAATGTTTTCCACGGGAAAAGCGCCCTCTCGCAATTAATAGCGATGGAAGACGAAGACACCGGCGAGAAACTCTACAAGTCAAAAGTTTACGACGCCATCGTCGATGAAGAAAAACACATCACCCTCTGGCCCGCCCGCTGGCCGTGGGACAAACTCATGCGCCGTAAGTCCATGATCACGACCCGCGTCTTTAACAAGGAGTACCGCAATAAATCAACGGAGGAGGACAGCCCTTTTCCGCAGGAGACAGTTAGTTACTTTGAGCGCATTGAACTTCTCCGCGTCCCGTTGATCTATGCCACCGGCGTCGACCCGGCAAGCACCGCAGGTTCCAGCTCCGACTTTCGGAGTGTTGTCACTTTTGGCCTGGAACGAGTGAAGATGGAATTTTACTGCATGCACGCCTGGATTAAACGCCGCTCAATCGGTGAATTTTTCGCGGCGGCTTACGCACAGCATGATGAATATCCGGGACCGGTCATTGTGGAAGAAAACATGCTTAAGGATTTTCTCCATGAGGCCATTCAGAACTACGCAAAGGAAGTCAAACGCTATTTGCCCTGGCGCGCGATCCATCACACGACCAGCAAGATCGATTCGCGCATCATCGGCACCTGCGAATATTTGTGGGAACACAAAAAGATGAAGTTCGAACAGCGGCACAGCGACCAGAAGATTCTTATTGAGCAGTTTGTTTACATCATGAATCCGACCGTCCATGACGACGGTCCCGACGCTGCGGAAATGGCCATAAGCCAATTACAAAAAAACGGCGGAGTCCAATACGCCTATCATCCCGTCCGTAAAAAAGATGATAACGAAATGACCCGGTCGGTAGTCTGCACTGCCGGTTTAGGTAGGGGGGCAGGATTGTGGTAATGAGCGTTAATTTTTCGAAGCGTAGCGCGCAAAAAATTTTACAGCGAATTATCCCCGCAGTCCCGATTGAATCGGGACGACGTGGGATAGTGACAACCATCTTATTCAAGTTACGTTTGATTAAATCAAAAACGCCCCACAATCAATTCGGCTGGGAAAATGGCTACATCTGGGCGGTAATTTTCTTGACACTGTTTATAAACATGTTTTTGCGCGAAGGAGGGCTAAAATAATGGCGCTGGTCGACCAGTTTGGACGCCCGATCGATATGTCCACCCTGAAAAAAGAAATTTCCGCACCCACGCTTGCCGGTATTCGGACGATCTGGACCGAGACGGTGGCCTCCGGGTTAACGCCTCAGAAGCTGGCCCGGTTGCTGAGGGAGGCTGCCGATGGCAATCATGACAGTTATCTGGCGCTGGCCGAGGAAATGGAGGAACGCAATCTCCATTACGCCGCCGAGCTAGCCAAACGCAAGCTGGCGGTCTCGTTGTTGCCGATAACCGTCGAAGCCTACAGCGATGATCAAAAAGATCAGGACCTGGCCGATGCCGTGCGCGCTGTTATACGTCGTCCGGGGATGCGCAGCATGATCAAGAATTTATTGGACGGCATTGCCAAAGGATATTCAGTTTGCGAGATTCTCTGGGACCGCTCCGGTCCCCAGTGGATCCCATCATTCAAATGGCGCGATCCGCGTTTCTTTGTCTTCGATCGAATCAGCAGGTCTGAGATCAGGCTGCGTGACGAAGCAAACCCATCGGAAGGCATACCGCTCGCGCCATACAAATTCCTAAAACATATCCCCGTGATCAAATCGGGGATCCCCATACGCAACGGTCTGGCATTTCTGGTCGCGTGGGCATTCATGTGCGCCGGATACACGGACAAAGACTGGCTGGCGTTTGCCGAAGTATTTGGGATGCCGCTGCGCATGGGCAAATACGCCGCCGGTGCGCAGGAAAAAGACATTGCCATCCTCAAAATGGCCGTGGCCAATCTCGGAAGCGATGCCGCCGCAGTATTCCCGGAATCGATGAAAATTGAATTAGTCGAAGCGGCCAAATCCGGCAGTAATGATTTCTATGAAAAACTGGCCCGACACCTGAACGATATGATCAGCGAGGCGGTTGTCGGCCAGACAGCATCATCCGGCGGTACGCCCGGACGCCTGGGAGAAGACAAACTGCAAGCCCAGGTGCGCGAGGATATCCGCGATGACGACGCCATGCAGCTTGAAGAAACCCTGAACATGTACCTCGTGCGCCCGTTTATCGATCTGAATTTCGGCCCGCAGGAAAACTACCCGGCCATATTGCTGAGGGAGCCGAAGCAGGAGGATATCACAACCCTGGCGGACGCCCTGGACAAGCTCGTTCCTTTGGGACTCCGGGTCTCTCAATCCGTTGTCCGGGATAAGATGGGACTGCCCGATCCCGGCAATGATGAAGAATGCCTGTCGGCCAGTTCGGCGCAGCCCGATCCCGATAAAGAAAAACAACCTCCGGAAAAAGCCGCCAACCGCCAGCAGCGGGCGCTGAATCAGGAAGGCGCGGACGATGCCGACGCCGTGGACGATATCGTGGATGATCAGCTTGCGGACTGGGAACCGGTTATTGATCCCCTGTTATCGCCATTGCAGGAGCTGGTTGACGAATTGATTCAGGGCGGCGGCACGCTGGAGGACCTGCGCGGCAGAATCGCGGAACTCTACGCCAGGCAGGACGCCGAAAAATTAATCAACGATCTGGCGGCGGCGATGCTCAAGGCGCGTGCGATGGGCGACGCGACGGACGAGGTTTAGGCATGGCAGCAAAAAAGAAATACGAACCCGGCCCCGCGCCGAAAGAGGCCGTGGACTACATCAAAAACAAAGGCTGGAAGCCCGGCTGGGATTACCGCGATGTCTGGCGAGAGGAACACGCTGTGAGTTTTACCGTGGCAAAGGCCACGCAGATCGAAGTGAATGACGTCCTTCGCGCGGAAGTTGAACGCGCGATTGAGGAAGGCATCACACTGCGGGAATTTCAAACCACATTAAAGCCGCGCCTGCAACGGCTCGGCTGGTGGGGCAGAAAGGATCAGATTGATCCCTTGACCGGCGAAATCAAAAACGTACAACTGGGCAGCCCGCGCAGATTGAAAGTGATATTCGATGTCAACTGCCGCACAGCCCGCGCCGCCGGACAATGGCAGCGCGCCGAGCGCACGAAAAAGACACTGCCCTATTTACTATACCAGGTCGGCTCGGCGAAAAAGCACAGGCCCGAACACCTGGGCTGGAACGGAACCCTGCTGCCTATTGATGATCCCTGGTGGGATACGCACCTGCCGATCAATGCCTACGGTTGCCACTGTCACGTACGGCAGGTGAGCCGCAGTGAATTCCAGCGGCTGAAAAAAAACGGAATACCCGATCCCGCCGCGCCGATGGAGATCAATCCCGAAACCGGACTGCGCACAGGCCGCCGCGTCAAGCGCATGACGCCTGTAAAAACCACCGCGCCGCCGATCAAATACCGGGATTGGAAAAATAAACGAACCGGCGAGACGATCAAAGTTCCCATCGGCATTGATCCGGGCTTCGATACCAATCCCGGCAAATTAAGATTGAAAAACGCCGGTGAATTTCTGGCCGGTAAATTAACAGGCAGCGCCAATACCTCGCTGGCGCAGGTGGCCGCGAGGGACATTGTCAGCTCGGTGACATTCGCGGACATGGCCGAGGAAACCCGGCAGCCGATCATGCAGGCGGCTGCAAAACTATTAGGCCGGAACGTCCTGCAAAAATTAATGAGTCCACGCTAAGAGCAAGCGCAGCGACGCGGGATAGAAGGAGGCAATCAAATGAAACTTGAATTTTTGAAAGCAATCAATACCCAGGACGGCATTCCCAGGGGCGTTGCCCTGAATATCGAATTGACGGCGGATGGTAATGTCCCCGAGTGGATCCAGTTACTGCCCTCTGGCTCGGTCGTCAAAGGACGCGACGGAAGAACATGGCTTAACGACAGGCCGGATAATCTTCTGTCGGCGTTTAACGCCGACGGTCAGGATCTGCCGATTGACTGGGAACACGCCTCAGAACTCAGGGCGCCCAAAGGTGAGCAGGCGCCCGCTGCCGGATGGATGAAGGCGCTGGAAATGCGCAACGGCGAAATATGGGCACGTGTGGAATGGACGCCGCAAGCCGTGGAGCATATCGGCAACAAGGAATACCGCTACATCAGCCCGGTATTCAATTACGAGACAGACACACGGAGAATTGTCCAGATAACATCGGCGGGGTTGACCAACCAACCCAACCTGCATCTGGTCGCGCTAAATAACACGACAAAAAGGGAAAAGGAGGAAACTATGGAATTAGCACAATTGCTGGCGGCGCTGGGATTACCGGCTACCGCGACGTTTGCCGAGGCGCTCAATCGCATCGGCTCAATCAAACAGGACCATGAGACAGCCCTCAACCGGGCGGAAAATCCTCCCCTGGATAAATTTGTGCCCAGGGCGGATTACGACAAGGCGCTTGAGCGCGCCACCAACGCGGAAACATCACTCAAGAAAAAAGATGCTGACGCGCTGGAGACCGCCATCAACACTGAGATCGACGACGCCCTGAAGGCGGGCAAGATCACACCGGCCACCGCCGATTACCACAAGGCGCAGTGCAGGCAGGAAGGCGGCCTGGAACGGTTTAAAGCGTATGTGGCCGCCGCTCCCGTCATCGCGGGCAACACGGATCTCGATAATCAGGATCCCAATAGAGATGGAAAAGGTTTGGATGACGCGCAGAAAGCCATCAACTCGATGTGCGGTATCGATGATGAGACATTTAAAAAATTTAACAAGTGAAATGTGAAAGGTGAAGTTTTCCACCATTCACAATTAACTATTTTCGAAGGAGGTTACAAATGTTACATTTAATCGGATTAATTATAGCGGCGTTTTTTATCTTGCTGCTCACATTTTTGTCAGACCCAAATCGTAAAAATCGCAAAGGGATTTGGGGCGGGCCGTTGCTCAATCAGCGCGGCGCATTAACAGCCGACCAAAAAACGGAATACAAAGAAGGCGTGGAAGTTCCTGTTCCCGTGGCGGCGACAACTAAAATCTTTGCAGGCGCATGGGCCTGCGTAAACGCGGCAGGTTTTATGGTTCCCGGCGCGGATACCGCAGCGCTGATCTTCCAGGGTATATCCCGTCAATACGTTGATAATTTGCTAGGCGGCAACGGCGACTTGACCGGCACCGTGAGACGACGCGGCCTGGTTAAGGCAACGCTGGGACACGCCATCACGCAGGCCAACATCGGCGACAATGTTTTTCTGGTTGACGATGAGACCGTTGATCTCGCCGCCAACGTCACTCACCTGATCTTCTGCGGCGTGATTGCCGAGTATATCGATAGCACTCACGCATTTATCGATATCGAACCGGCTATCCGGCAGGCTGACGTCGCCACGCACATTGCCGATTCATCCGCCGCGCACGCCGCCTCGGCCATCAGCATCGCCGACGCGGGCAGCTATACCGCGCAGACAACCGTCGAAGCCGCTTTGCAAGAACTCTATCCGAAGGCCCCTGTCGCTATTACCGATCCGGGCGCATCCGGAGCAATCCCTGTTACCAAGTCGGGCACGGTTGCCATCACAACAGAGGCAGCCGAAACCAGAACGCTGGCCATTCCCGGACTTGCCGGAATTGAGATTGCCATCAGCCTGGATGTTGACGGAGGCGACTGCGTAATCACCGCAGCATCAGCCATCAATCAGGCCGGTAACAACACGATCACGTTGGGCGACGCTGGCGATACCATCGTGCTCAAGGCGATTCAGAAAGCGGGCGCACTGGTGTGGCGCGTAGTCGTCAATGACGGATGCTCACTGTCCACGGTGGGTTAACAACACGTGATGCGTGAATCGTTTCCTGTTCATGCTTCACTATTCAAATAAATTAACGGAGGATTAATATGATAATCAATCAGGCAAATATTCAAGGTTTATATAATACCTTCAAAGTTATCTTCAATCAGGCCTTCGATGGCGCGCCCAGTCAGTGCGACCTCGTGGCCATGCGTGTCCCGTCGAGTGGTAAGGAACAGGGTTATCCCTGGCTCGGTGGATTCCCCATGATGCGGGAATGGATCGGTGATCGTGTCATCAAGGATTTATCTCTGTTTGACTACACAATCAAAAACAAAAAATTTGAGAGCACTGTCTCGGTCAAAGGTGATGACATCAGGGATGATCAGATCGGCGTTTACACGCCTATGTTCCAGGGGCTTGCTCAGGCAGCCAAAGAACACCCGGACATCCTTGTGTTCGGATTGCTCAAATTAGCATTCTCCTCATTGTGCTACGACGGCCAGTATTTCTGCGATACCGATCATCCGTGGGGTGATACCGTAGTCAGCAATAGCGGCGGCGGCTCCGGTGCGCCCTGGTTTTTGATGGATCTGCGCCGACCGATAAAACCGATCATCCTTCAGATCAGGCAGAAACCCCAACTGATCGCTAAGGATGATCCCCGCGACGATAAGGTTTTTATGCGGGATGAATTCGTCTATGGCATCGATGACCGCAAAAACGTCGGATTCGGCCTGTGGCAGCTCTGCTACGGCAGCAAACAGACTCTGGACGCCACCAGTTACGCGGCAGCCCGCGCGGCCATGATGTCCTTCACGCGTGAAGACGGCGTGACACCGTTGGGCATTATCCCGACACATCTGATCCACGGCCCGACGCTGGAATCAACAGCGAGAACCGTCATTGATGCGGCCAATCAGGCAGGAGGCGCCAGTAACATCTGGTACAACACGGTTAAAACCGTCAACGTTCCCTGGCTGGCGTAAGTTAAACTGCACTGGATTGCCCGGCTTGACCGGGCAATCCAGTGATTAAAAAAAATAATGGAGGTTATCAATGAAAATATCAGTGCGATCCATACCGAAAACATTCAATCGTGCCGGTGAAAAATTCACGCAAACACCGCGCGTGCTCGACGTCGACAACAAAAAATACGCAGCGATTAAAGCCGAGCCGATGCTGATCGTCGAGGACGTGAAGGAAGATAAAAAATCCGACAAGTAGAGGAATTAATCCCAGCTAGAAGCTCCCTCCTGAGGGGTGGGAGGGGGCTTTTGTGGTGAGATCAATTTGAGCGCAAGTTTACGCAGCGCAGCGGATGGGGACAAGGACCAGATTAAAATTATGAGCTTTTTCAAAATCGAAAAATCGGGGTGCAATGTGCGGAAAGGCTTGCTGCAAGTCCGCTACGATCTGTTCTGGGACGAGGCCGATCCGGAATATAAGCTAATTGAAGTTCCGATAATTCCGCCTGAGGGCTATACCGGAGAAGAAACAGACGAAGCGTATCAATCATGGGAAGAATCTCTCCCGACGCAATTCATCAATCTGCCATTTTGTTTGCACTTCGTTTTTTACGATCCGACCGTGACGGACGAGGAAATCCTGTTCGTCGGTGAACTCGCTCTGGACATGGCCGAGAAAAATTATCGCGCCGGAGATATTTTGAAAAATAAAAACATGAAATTCGACTGGAAACCGTGGTGGGAAGGAACAACAGAAGTCGAGCGGCGGCTCGAAGCCGTTAAGGCTCTGGATGTCGCCACCGTGAACAACGCGAATTTGTATCGGGTGAAATAAATGGCAGAAATAGTATGTGGAATACCGTTAGACCCGACGAATTGGTCAATTCTTAAATATGGCTACACGTACATGGAGCGTGCAGTCGGAGCTGCGGACGGCAAGGGCATATTAGATGCTGCGTCATTTGCAGCGCGGGCATCTATCACTGCACGTATCGGCACATTATATGGAAGTGGCTTATCCTGGACATCGAGAGATTCCGTCGACATTGGATATTTTTCTGGTTACGGACCATTTACCGTGACCGGATTGAGCATTGACGTTGAGGTTGGAGATATTCCTGCTGTTTATGTATCTGCTGGCGGTGCCTCCAAAACCCGATTGGGTACATCCAGCATCTGTAAAACTGCGGGCAATGCATTCGATGGGACTGCCAAAACATATACCGTCAATTCCACGGCGGGCCCATTACAGTTACATATGACCGGAGAAGAAGCCTCGGTCGGAAGCAAAGCGTTTATGCACTATTACAATAATTTAATGGCAAAAGGAATCGGGAGACAATGATAAAAAACACTGCAAATCAAAAATGGATCGTGTTTGCGTTTGATTCTACAACCGGCCTGGCCAAGACCGGCGATGCAGCGCAGATCACGGCCAACCTGCGCAAAGACTACGGCGACGCGGCGGCAATAACCGACACGAATCCAACAGAGCTTGAAGACGGCTACTATGCGTTTGATCTGTCTCAGGCGGAGACGAACGCGGACCATCTTCTGTTATGTCCAGCAAGCTCAACAGCTAATATCGTCGTGATTGGTTGCCCTGCGGTAATTTATACCGAGCCGACAGGCCGCAAATATTCAGCCACTCTGGCCGCTGCTGATGTGTCCGGCAATATCCCGGTCGATACTGCCGCCATTCAAAACGGCCTGGCGACGGCGGAAAATCAGGAGACGATTATCAGCAATCAGGAAACGATCAACACAAATATCGGTGGAATACCGGTGGCGGTGTGGGCGGTAACAACGCGGACGCTCACGTCATTCGGCACGCTGGTGGCGGATATCGCGGCGGCGGTGTGGGGATATCTCACCAGCGCACTGACAGTTACCGGATCAATCGGCAAACTTTTAACCGACAACGTGGACGCCCCTGTCTCCGAGCGCGGCATGATCCTGCCGGTCATGACAGGCAGGGCATATTCCGCCACGATCCTCCAGAATCGCACGGTCGAGATTGTCCAGGGCGACACGCCGACACTGACATTTGATTTTAATACGGACTACACCGGTTGGACGCCTTATTTCGGCGCGAAATCCAAACTGGCCGATGAGGATTACGCTATAGATCCCAAAGCGGCAACGTGGACGGACGCGGCTGAAGGCCAGGGCTATGTTGTCCTTACCGCCGCTGATACGGCAACGGTCGGAAAGTTTTTGGGCGAGATCGAACTCCGCAACGGCGACAGCAGACACACGCCGATCAAGTTTACTTTGATAATTGTGGGGGCGGTGATAACAGAATGAAAAGATTTTTTAAATGTACCAATCCCCATCCGTCCCGACACGTCGGGACTGCGGGGATAATTCGCTCAGCAAATTTTAGCGCGCTGCGCTTCTAAAACTTGGAGCTCATTATGTACGCAACACAACAGGACATGATTGACAGATACGGGGATGACGATCTGATCATCGCTGCCGATCACGACGGCGACGGCGTGGCGGACGCGGCGGTCGTCACGCAGGGACTTTCCGACGCGACGGATCTGATTAATAGCTATGTCGGGAAAAGAGAGACGCTGCCGCTGGCCACAGTTCCGGCGGTGCTCAAGCGCCTGTGCGTGGACATAGCGCTGTATCTCATGTCCAAGCCTCCGGCGATCACGGAAGAAAAGCGCAAACGTTATGATGACGCAGTCAAACTATTGCAGGCGATCAGCGACGGCAAAGTTTCCCTGGGAATCAGCGCGTCCGGCGAACCTGCGGTAACAACCGGCGGCGCGAGTTTTACGGCGAAGGATAGATTGTTTAAGAGGAGACATTAAAACAGTAAAAAGTGAATAGTGAATGGTGAATAGTAAAATATGTCCGGAGCTTTATTAACATACGATTTTCGCGGTCTGGATGCCGTGCAAAAACGCATCAACCGCCTGGCCAAAATGCACTGGCCGGGGCTGCTGGATGTTGTGGGCGCAACGGTGGAACTCCAGACGCGCCGCAGGATCGAAGACGAAAAAACAAATCCGCAAGGCGTCGCCTGGCCCGCATGGTCGGAGGACTACTCCGCAAAGCGCCCAGAGGGCAGAACTCTCCTGATGAATGAAGATCATCTGCTGGATTCGATCACGTTTATACGCGATGGCTCCAAAGGCGTGAAGGTCGGCTCCAATATGATCTACGCGGCAACGCATCAATACGGCGATGAAGATCGCAACATTCCGACGCGCGCGTATCTGGGCGTGTCGGAGGACAACGAAAAAGATTTGATCGATGCGATTGATGAATATCTGGACGGGGTAATTAACGGATGAATCTCGACGATGTACGCACGGCAATAGTGGATACGCTCAAAAATGACGCGGTGCTCACGGCGCTAAGTGTGGATGTCCGCGCGCATCGCGGACGCTTCACGATGGAGGATTTAAAAATCATCGCGGCGCGGCCCATGTCCTGCCTGGTGTCGTTTCTTTCGGTGAGGCGCGCGGAGCTACAGGCGGGCGAAGTGCAATGCCAGTGTCTGTTTGGCGCGTTTGTCGTGACAACCGACAAGCCTAATGTCTCGCGCGATTCAGCCGCGCTGGTGATATCCACCAGATTATTAATGCTCATTCCCGGCAATCTTTTCGGACTGGATATATCCGCGCCCGAAAATATCGAGGCCGTGAATTTATATTCCGGCAGTCTCAACGAAAAAGGCGTCGCGCTCTGGGCTGTAACGTGGGAGCAGCCTGTGGCGTTCGATGTGACCGACCTCAACGATGATTCGATTCTCGATGATTTTCTGAGGTTCCATGCCGATTGGGATCTCGGCCCGGAACCGGACGGCCAGATCGAAGCCCGCGATGAAGTAGATCTGGAAGGCCCAGCAGAATAGTGGCTGGTGGCTAGTGGATAGCCATCAACTATCAACCATAAACCATAAACTACTTTGGGAGGAATAAATATGTCAGATCAAATTTTCATAGCCCCGGCAAAACCGGGACTGATTGTCCGGGACCCGGAAACGGGAAAGCCACTGGACGCAGCCGGGGAATACAAACCCGTAAACCCGTATTGGAAGAGAAGATTAGCTGGAGGCGATGTAATCGCGGCCAAGTCTCCGGATAAAATAAAAACCTCCGCGAGAAAGGAAAATGAGAGCAAATGATATCATTCAATCAAATACCCATTGATTTACGCGTTCCCGGCGTCTATCTGGAGACCGATAACTCAATGGCCGTGGGCGGCCTGCCCGTCGAGCATCATCTGATCCTCATCATCGGCCAGCGCCTGACCGCAGGCACCGTCGCCGAAGGCGTCCCCGTGCGCATTAACAACAAGGGCCAGGGCGAAGCCTATTTCGGGCGAGGCTCGCAGCTTTCCGCCATGATCAACGCCTTGAAAAACGTCAACGGCTACACCGAATTATGGGCCGTCGCGCTCGATGAAGCGTCAGCCGGTGTCAAAGCCGCAGGCTCCATCACGTTTGGCGGCACGGTATCCGCCGCCGGAACGATCTGCCTCTACATTGGCGGCAGGGTCGTCAAGCTCGCTGTGGCGTCGGCGGAAGCCAGCGCTACCACAGCAACCAACATGGCTGCCGCAATCAACGCGATAACCGATCTGCCGGTGACCGCCGCCGTCAACGGCGCAGACACCAAAAAGGTGGACATCACCTGCCGCTGGAAAGGCGAAACAGGCAATTCCATTGATCTGCGCCTGAATTATTACCAGGGCGAAAAATTGCCGACCGGCATGACAGCGACCATCGTCGCTATGGCCGGCGGCGCAACCAATCCCGATATCGATGACGCTTTTGCCGCCATCGGCGATGAGCAGTATCATACGATCATCCAGCCCTGGACGGATTCCTCGAACCTGGGCAAAATCTACACCGAAATGCAGCGGCGCTGGAGCGCGATTGTCAAGAAAGAAGGCCACTGCTTTACCGCTGCCGCAGGATCGCACGCGGATCTCTCCACGCTGGGCGACGGCGTCAACGATGAATGCCTGACCATCATGGGCATGCAGGGTTCGCCATCCACGCCCTGGGAAATGGCGGCGGCAGTCGGCGGCGTCGATGCGTACGAAGTCGATCCCGCGCGTCCCCGTCAGACACTGGCCTTGACCGGAATCCTCGCGCCCGCGAAGGAAGACCGCTACACGCTCAGCGAGTGCAATATCCACCTCAACGACGGCATATCAACTTTTTATGTGGATGATAACGGCGTGTGCCGGATTCAGCGGCTGATCACCACGTACCAGACCAACGTCTCCGGCGTGGATGATATCAGCTACCTGAATGTGGAAACCATGCGCACCATCGCGTATCTGCGCTACAGCACGCGCGTGCGCATCGCGCTGCGCTACCCGCGCCACAAGCTGGCCGACGACGGAACGGAGATTGCTCCCGGACAGGCGATAGTGACGCCGAAGGTGTTGCGCGCGGAATTGATTGCCCTGTTCATTCAATGGATGGAAGTGGGCCTGGTCGAAAATCTGGCGCAATTCAAAACGGATTTGCTTGTGGAAAGAAATACCAGCGATCCGGATCGCGTGGACGCGATTATTCCGCCCGATGTCATTAACCAGTTCAGAGTATTCGCAGCGAGTTTGCAGTTTCGGCTCTAACGAGCCAGTGAATAGTGGATAGTGGATGGGAAAGTACATTCACTATCAACCATCCACCATAAACCATCAACCATTTTTGGGAGGATCATAAAAATGCAGGTACTTGGCAGAGCAACCATCAAATATAACGGCAATACGCTCCTGACCGACAAGGGCGCAAAGCTGAACATGGGAGGCGTGGAACGCAAAGCCGTCGAAGGCGACACCGTCCACGGATACGCCGAAGAAACCAAAGCGCCGTTCATCGATTGCAATATATCGCTGCGGCGGGGCGCGTCACTCCAGACCATCGCGGACATTACCGACGCCACCGTGACATTCGAGGCGGACACCGGCCAGGTCTATACGCTGACCAATGCCTGGTCATCCGTTCCTCCGGAGATCACAGCAGGCGACGGCGGCAAAGTTCCCGTTAAGTTCTACGGCATGAAATGCGATGAAGTAACCGCGTAAAGGTAGAACGCGATCCCCATCCGTCCCGACAAGTCGGGACTACGGGGATAATTCGCTCAGCAATTTTTATTTTGCTGCGCTCATAAAATTTGGAGCTCATTATGACAACAGTCAAAGTTACCTTGATAAAAGGTCTGAAAATTGGCGATGCAGTTCACACGGCCGCGGAAATAAGAGAAGCCACGGCGGGCGATATGATCGAAGCAACGGAGGAAAGCGAACGCCTGGTGCTGACGCCGGAAGGAAACTACGTGCTGGTGGCCAGCCCCACGCTGGTGGGCCTGAACACGCTTCGCAGGCAGATTGTCAAAGTCGGCACCTATGACGGGCCGCTGACATTGACGGAAATAAAAATGCTATCGGGTCCGGATATCAATCTGCTCCAACAGAAGGCGGCGCAACTCGAAAACGCCGGGATGCAGGACGTAACCGACCGGGGAAAATGATCACGCGGCACAGGGAGAGCCTCTTTGCCTGTGTCGCCGCTCTGGCCGTGAAAGCCCACTGGTCGGAGGAGGCAATCAATGCCCTGCCCCTGCGCAGGCTGTATGGATACATGGAGTTGATGTATGGCGCTTAGAACCTCAATAATTATCGATCTGGCCGGTAATATGGCCACGCGCTGCAACCAGCTATTGGGCGGGCTGCAGCGGCTCGGCACCGGCGGATCGCGAGCCATGAACGTCCTGAATAATTCCTTCGCGGCTGCCGGGCGCGGGCTGGATCGGCTGGGCAACCGTTATACCATGCTGCTCTCCGGAGCGGCGGGTGTCGGCGCGATCAAACAAGTGGGCGATCTCTCCATGCGCCTGACGCGCCTGGGCATTAATGCCGACGTCAGCCGTGCCAGAATCGATGCGCTTTACGGCACCATTATGAATGTCGCGCAGATGAAGGATGTCCGCGTTGATCCCGGCGAGATTCTTTCCGCCGTTGAAAAGATCGTCCAGAAACTCGGCGATCTCGATTTTGCCACAAAACACACCCGCACCATCGGGCTGGCGATACAGGCCACCGGCGCGAGCGGCGAAGATGTCGGCGACCTGCTGGCCAACTTCAAGGAAAAATTCAAACTCAAAGACGAAGAAATGCTACCGGCCCTGGACATTCTGGTCAAACAGGGCAAAGCCGGTGCGTTTGAATTGAAAGACCTTGTAACGCAGGGAAACCGCGTCACCGCAGCTTATGGCGCGATGGGCCGCTCCGGCATGGATGCCGTCCGCGAAATGGGCGCGATGATGCAGGTGTTCAAAAAATCAACAGGAATGCCGGAAGAAACTGCTACGGCGTTCAAAAATGTTTTCAATGATCTGATGGAACCGACAAAGCAAAAACACTTAAAAGCGCTGGGCATTAATATCTGGGACCCCGAAAAACTCAAGGAAGGCAAAAAGCAGATCCGCAGCATCGTCGATATCATGGACGAGATCTTAATAAAGACAAAAGGCGATCCTGAAAAGTTGAGCCGCCTGTTCGGGATGCAATCCCTCGACGGCATCAAAGCATTCATGAGCGAATTTCAGGCTACGGGAAAAAACGCGGCAAATCAATTCATGGGTGTGACCGGCGACGGCACAACATTGATGCGCGATGCGGCAAAGGCCGCCGCAGAATTCAACTCCGCAATGGGGAGCCTACGCACAAGCTGGCAGCAGTTTGCCACAACGAATCTGGCAAAACCGATGCAAAAATTTGCCAATGCCATTAACAGTGTCGATGTCAATCGCATGCAACAGCTTCTTAAGGTGCTCACTGGTATTGCGGCAGTTGTTGGGGTGTTGATTGCCGCGCGCTGGGCGCACGGTATGTACAAATGGGGGAAAGATCTCCTTAAACCACCCGGCGGAGGAGGATTGCCCGGCGGCGGAAAAGGAGGTGTCGTCCCTGTCTATGTCGTCAACAAACGCATGTCGCTGGTTGATCTGCCGGGCTCAGGTTCGTCTACCCCAGGCGGCGGATCTGTGCCAGGCGGCAAGGCCGGTAAAATATTGTCCGTTGCGAGTAAAGCCTCCGCCGTAACTGGAGCTGGACTTGTGGGCTACGAAGTCGGCGGGCTGCTGAATAAGGGTATGGGCTGGACATCCGGAAAGATAACCGGCGGAAAGTATAAGGGCGAAGGATTTATCGGTGACATGCTCTATGATCTTTTGCACAAACAAAAAACCGAAAAACAAAAGCCTGCTGAAGTCGGCGGGAAAATACAAATTGAGATTAAGCAGGACGGGCGTGCGGTTGTGAATAAAATACAAAGCAAAAATCCCGGCGTTCAGATGGACGTCTCGACCGGGATGACAATGCTGGGGGCAAGGTAGTGACGCCCGCTAAGGGCAAGCGCAGCGCAGACCGAAGCGCTGGCGGAACTATCCCGGGAGCGCAGTACCCTAAAGGGCATCTGCGACGACGCGGGATAATAAAAAGTGAAAGGAGAAGGGTGAAAAGTAAATAGTAAGACGTGAAGCGTGCAAGGATTTTCTTTTCCATTCACTATTCACTATTCACCATTCACAGGTTTTTAATATGAATTGGCGGGATAAATTACAGAAAGGTTCTTTTCGCGGAGTTGAATTTTGCTGGCGTCACAGCGACGCGACGGTAGGACGCAAAACGGCGCGCCACGATTATCCGCAGCGCGATGACGCCTATATCGAGGACATGGGCAAGCGTCCCCAGGAATTCAATCTGGAATGCTTTGTCATCGGAAAAAATTATACCGATCAGCGCGACAACATGATTGCGGCGCTGGAGCAGGCGGGCGCGGGAACGCTTATCCATCCTACTATGGGCATGATGCAGGTCTGTGTCTGTGGCGACGTGCGCATCACGGAATCCACGGACGAAGGCGGCATGTGCCGTTTTTCGATCCCCTTTATTGTTTCTCCGGATAATATGTTTTTCCCCTCATCGTCGCTCAATACGGCGCAGATGGTCAGTTTCGGCGCGGATACCTCCATCGAGGCGTCGATGGACGATTTCGTAGCAGGATTTTCAGTTGCTGGTCTGCCGCAATATGCCTCGGTTGATGCGCAGGCCGTCCTGATCGGGTTTACCGGCGGCATGACATCGCTTGCCGCGCTGTTCCCGGCGAATGTCGAAACACCCGCCCTGATCGCTGGCATTACCGCGCTGGAAAACGCGGCGGCATCGCTTGTCCAGACGCCCGCTTCCCTGGCGGAGAGCATCACCGGTCTGTTTGGCGATCTGCGAACGGCGGCTCTTGCGCCGCTTGATCTGCCGGAGAATGCCGAACTGCCGACAGACGGCATCTCCAGCCGGTACAATACCCTTATCAATCTGCCGACATCGCTATTCAATGCGTTTGCCAGGCTCTTTGATTTCGGCAGATCTACCAATGCTTATTCGACGCTGTCGTCCGATTCCATCCCGCAGACCACGTCCGCCCGCATTGCGCAGGCGGCCAACCGTGACGCGATCAACGCGCTGATCCGGCAGACCGCCATCGCGGAAGCGGCACGGACTGCCTCGACCATTAATTTCATCTCCTACGATGCCGCTGTCGGCGTGATGACGAAATTGCTCGACGCGATTGACGCGGAAGTTCTGCTGGCCTCAGACAGCGTTTATGCGACGCTTGTTGATCTGCGCGCCGCCGTGGTCAAGGACATCAATAGCCGTGGCGCAGATCTGGCGCGCATTATCCAATATACGCCGGTTCGCACCGAGCCCGCGCTGGTGATTGCCCAGAGGCTCTACGGCGACGCGACCCGCGCCGAAGAGATTATCGCCCGCAACAATATCAGGCATCCGCTGTTTGTGCCCGGCGGCGTGCCGCTGGAGGTGCTCAGTGATTGATGCCGTATTGCTGGTGCAGGGCGTCTATTATCGCGGCTGGAAAACGCTGGAAGCCACGGTCGGCATGGAGCAGATCGCTGGCTCGTTCACGGTGACGGCCTCCGACCGCTGGCAGGCCAACGCACTTTCCTGGCCGATTTTCCCCGGCTCTCCGTGCAGTTTGATTCTCGGCCCGCGCCCGGTGATTTTCGGGTATGTAGATGAGGCCTGCCCGGAATACGACGACCTATCTCACTCGCAACGGGTATCCGGACGCGACGCGACGGGCGACCTGGTGGATTGCGCCGCCATTTACAAATCCGGCCAGTGGAAAAAAGCGGATCTGCTCAAAATAGCCAATGACCTGTGCTCGCCTTTCGGCATTTCCGTGAAGGCGGAAATAAGCGTGGGCAAGCCCTTTGATGTGTTTGCCATTCAGGACGGCGAAACGGTGTTCGAGGCGCTGGATCGCGCCGCACGCCAGCGCGGTGTGCTGCTCATGTCCGACGCCAATGGCGGCCTGATTCTGACCCGCGCGGGACAAATCTGGATATCGACGGCTCTAATCAAAGGCCAGAACATCGAGCGCGGCTCCGCGACATATGATTACAAGGATCGTTTCAGTAAATATATCATTAAGGGGCAGTCGCCCGGCAGCGATGAATATTCCAAGCCGGAAGACCACATGCAGCGCAAGGCCGAGGCCGAGGATGCAAATATTCTGCGCTACCGGCCCACAATCATCCATGCCGAGCAGGGCGATAACGCCGCCTACGCCGACCGCGCCAAGTGGGAATGCAACGTCCGCGCCGGGCGCTCCGTCCGCCTGCAATACACCGTTTCGGGGTGGGAGTATCTGCCGGGCAACATCTGGCAGCCCAACCGGATGGTCATGGTCATGGATGATTATCTGCGCATCGCCCAGCCCATGCTGATTGTCCGCTGTACGTATATCCTGGATGACTCCGGCAGCCGTACCATGCTGGAACTCTGCCCGCGTGAGGCGTTCGAACTGGGCCCTCCGCCGAAGTTGGAAACCAGTAATGCCAAAAAGGAGGTCATGTAATGCCGGGTCAGTTTAATCGCCTGATCGCTCCCTACCTGCGCATGATCCGCATGACGGTCAGTCGTGGCGTCATTAAAAAAATAAACGATGATCCGAAGATGCAGGAAATGCAGGTCAAAATGCTCAAGGATGAGGTCTATTCGGATCTGGAGCGTTTTAACGAGTACGGCTTCACGTCCGTCCCTTTAGAGGGATCGGAAGCAATTGTCGTTTGCATCGGCGGCGACCGCGACCACAGCGTAATCATCAAGACAGACGACCGCCGCTATCGCCTGAAGGGCCTGAAGGGCGGCGAGGTCGCGCTCTACACGGACGAAGGCGATAAGATACATCTCAAACGCAACAAGGAAATCGAAATCATCTGCGGAAATAAACTCACTGCCACGGTCGAGAATGACGTCGAGATCACTACAAAGCGGGCGAAACTTACAGCCTCGGAAAAATGTGAAATCATCAGCCCGGATATAAAACTAACCAGTGATACGACCGTGGAGATCTCCGGAGATTCAAAGGTTACCATCAACAGCGAAACAAAAGTGGAAGTTAATTGCGATGATGTGGTGATCAATGGATCGAAGGTGGAACTGGGCGGTTCGGACGGAACGATGCGCAAGCTGATTGATGAACGGCTCATCGATCTATTTAACGCCCACACGCACGGCGGCCTGGTGCCGACATCGCCGCTGACGCTGGCTGATGTTGCCACGACGATAACAAAGGCGGGATGATAAAAAAAGTGAAAGGAGAAAGGTGAAAAGTGAAATGTAAAAAAAGGAAAGCATTTTTTTCCTTCACCATTCACTATTCACTCTTCACGGATTTTTAAATTGGATATCAAAGTAACCTACAATTCTGAAACCATGTCCTTCCACTGGGACATTACTCAACCGGGCCTGACGGAGGATGTCGGGCTGGAGACGGCAGTCATGCTTTCTCTGTTTTCGGATCGTCGCGCCCGTCCTGATGACGTGTTGCCGTCCGGCGATGACCGGCGCGGCTGGTGGGCGGATGCCTACGCCGAGGAAAAAAATGATTTGTTCGGCTCGCGCCTGTGGCTGGTGGATCGTGAAAAACAGATGAACTCCGTCTTGCGCCGGGCGGAAGAATACGCCTTTGAATCGCTGTCCTGGATGGTGGAAGACGGCGTGGTGAAGTCCGTCAACTGTATGGCGGAAGTCATTCGTGACGGCGTGCTGGGACTGACAGTGACGATGACACGCGGCAATAAGTTGTCGATCAAATACAGGTTTGAAATTTTTTGGAAGGGGAATTGATATTATGTGGCAGAGACCGACATTGGCGGAATTAATCAAGCGGGCAATTAATATGCTCAACAGCTATCTGCCGGGTACGGATGCCGCGCTCAGACGCGCCAACACCAATGCCCTGGCCAAGATGCATGCCGGTGGCGTGCATGGCCTGCACGGGCATCTGGCGTATATCGCGCAGCAGGTCATCTACGATACAGCCGAAATGGAATACCTGGAGCGCTGGGCGGCCATTTGGGGGATTACCCGCAAAGCGGCGGAATATGCCTCCGGCCCGGTTGATTTTACGGGCATAACCGGATCGGTTATTCCCGCCGGGACGGAACTCCAGGACGGGAATCAGAACATTTATACGCTGGACGCCGATGTCACCCTGGCCGAAGGCGTGTGCAGCGGTGTCGTTACGGCGTCCGTCGCGGGCGTGGACGGCAATGCGGATGAGGACGTTACCCTGACGCTGGTCAGCGCCATCGAAGGCGTGGACACGGCGGCAAGCGTCGGCGTAGGCGGAATTACCGGCGGATTCGACACGGAAAGCGACGATGATCTGCGTGGCAGGTTCCTTGCCCGTATCCGGCAGGCGCCTCACGGCGGGGCGGAATTCGATTATGAAGCATGGGCGCTGGAGGTTGCGGGCGTGACACGCGCCTGGTGTTATCCGCAGCAGCAGGGATTAGGCACCGTGGGCGTGACGTTCGTGTGTGATGATCAGGTAGATTCGATAATCCCATCCGCCGCAACGGTGGCCGCCGTACAGGCGCATATTGACCTTGTCAGGCCGGTAACCGCCGATGTGCTTGTCTATGCGCCGACTCCCGTCGCTCTTGATCTGACGATCAGCCTGACGCCCGCTACGGTAGCCGTAAAAGCCGCCGTTACGGCTGAACTGGAAGATCTCATTTTAAGGGAGGCGATTCCGGGCGGAACCATTCTGGTGAGTCATATCCGCGAAGCGATATCCATCGCGGCGGGTGAGACAGATCACGCGCTGACCAGTCCTGCGGCGGATGTCACGCATTCGGCAGGCGAAATTGCGGTATTGGGGACGATAACATGGGTATGAGCGTTGACGATTATTATCTGGCTTTATTGCATCTCCTGCCGCCCGGCAAGGCGTTCCCGCGTAATGACGCGGGCGTCATGCGCGACACGCTCAAAGCAATGGCAGAGGCGTTTGCGTTAGTCGATCTGCGCGCGGATAATTTAATAGAGGAGGCCGATCCGCGTACCACGCTGGAATTGCTATCCGACTGGGAGCGCGTTTGCGGGCTTGAGGAGCTGGCTACAGTTGCCCTGCGCCAGCTTGCCGTAGCCGATAAAATAACCGATATCGGCGGGCAAAGCCGGGCTTTTTTTATCGCTGTGGCTTTAAAGTTCGGCTTCGTTATCACGATAACGGAATTCCGGCCTTACACCTGCATTTCCACGGTAGACCAGGGTATCTATGAAGATGACTGCCGCTTTGTGTGGCAGGTCAACGCGCCCGAAACAACGGTCAGCGAAGCAACATGCCAGAGCCCTTGCACCGAGCCGCTGCGCTCATGGGGTAACGAGATGTTGGAATCGTTAATTAATTACCGGAAACCGGCACATACAACAGCAATATTCGCATATGGAGGATAATTATGAATAGAGTAGACACATCCACAGCAGTTCTCTCCCTGCCCGCGCAGGAAACACCCGGCAATCCGGGCTATTTCACCAAAGGCAATCCCGGCACCGGCCTTCCGGCCACCGTTCCCGGCCAGGATTGGTTTAACGCCGTCCAGGAAGAATTGATGGCCATTATTGAGGCCGCAGGATTAACGCCGGACAAGGCCAACCTGAATCAGGTGCTGGAAGCGATTAATATATTGAGCCAGGCCGCCAGATATGCCGCCGATACCGGCTCGGCCAATGCCTACGTTGCCGCATACACGCCGGAGATCACAGAGCATGTCGTCGGATTGCCGCTGTCGTTTCAGGCGGCTCATGCCAATACAGGCGCGTCCACCTTCAATCCAGGCCCCGGCGCGGTGGCCATCAAAAGGCAAAATGGCGACGCTTTGCTGGAAGGCGATATTCCGGAGGATGCCATCGTCACCGTCATCTACGACGGCACGAATTATCAGCTCTACTCCAACAACAATGCGACGTTTTATTACGCTGACGATACCGGTACGGCCAATGCTTACGCGGTAGCCTATTCTCCGGCCTTGACGGCTCATGTGACCGGTATGCCGCTTGTATTTAAGGCCACGAATGCCAATACAGGCGCGTCCACGATAAATGTGAATAGCCTCGGCGTCGTAGCCATCAAGAGGAAGGATGGTTCCGCATTGCTGGCGGGCGATATTCCCGCAGGCGGCATGATGATCGTATCCTACGACGGCACATATTACCAATTGCTCAACAATGTCGTGAATTACGAATACTCTACTGCGGAAGCGGGATCATACATCGTTGGCCCCGGTCCGTACATCAGGGAATTCGGAAAATATACCGGCGCGTTGGAGGATAACGTCACATATACAATCACGTTGCCGAAAGCAATGCCGAACGCTGTTCTGGGCGTGCAAGCGACCATTATTAATGCCGCCCAGGCTGATGCCGCGAACATCTGGATGCAGGTCAAGAGCTGGACGACAACGCAAGTTGTTTTCCTCGCTCAGGGAGACAATCAGGATGGCGGTGCCGGATTCTTCTGGGATGTTGTTGGTTATTAGGAGAGGCAGACGGTAATTCCGGGAGTTAGCGCTCCCAAAACCATGCGATCAGACCTCGCAAGACAGGATGACCTGCTACCGTCCACCAGACCTGAGAAACTGACTTATAGCAGGCGACATCCAGAAAATCAATGGAGGTTTGATCGCATGAAAAGTTTTCTGTCGTATCTGGGAGGAAAATCGCTTTTAGCCGGGAAAATTATCCCGCTGATGCCAAAACACACCTGCTATTGCGAAGTATTCGCCGGGGCAGCTTGGATGTTGTTCAAAAAGGCCGAGTCCGACGTAGAAATAATCAACGATATCAATACCGATCTGGTCACACTATACCGGGTCGTCAAGCATCACCTGGAAGCGTTTATTCAATACCTGAAATGGATACTTATCGCGCGTGATGAGTACCATCGCTTTATGATTGAAGAGCCGGAAGCCCTCACCGATATCCAGCGGGCCGTCCGCTTCTATTATCTGCTGCGTAATAGCTACGGCGCAAAGGTTACCGGCCAGACGTTCAACATCAATACAACGCGGCCTTCCGGATTCAATCTTTTGCGGCTGGAAGAAGAATTGTCGGAAGTTCACCTCCGATTATGCCGTGTGTACATCGAAAATAGACCCTATTCGAAAGTGATTGAACGCTACGACAAACCCCACACCTTCTTCTATATCGACCCGCCCTATTACGGCTGCGAGAAGGATTATGGAGAAGGAATCTTCAACCGGGATGATTTTGGCCGGTTACGGAATCAACTTGACGGCATCGAAGGTAAGTTTATAATGTCCATAAACGATGTTCAGGAAATAAAGGCTTTATTCAAGGGGTACAAAATCGACGTGGTCAGTACAAAATATATCGCCGGAGGAGCGAACAAGGCAAAGAAGGTTAACGAACTGCTTATCCGGAACTTTTGA